TACAGAAGTATTCATAGAAGGATTTAATCTTACTTCTTCTAATGGTTTTTTATCCAATACTTCTGCATCTGTGTTTTTCTTAATCTCTGCATTCTTACGAATTTCTCGTAGTTCATGCCTTAACTTGTTTTCATCATCATTGTCAATTCGATTTCTTTCCATTACTTCAATTAACAATTCTAATTCTTTAAAATTAAATTTAATTACTGTATCCATTCTTGTACCACCTTTTTAAACATTTCCCAAAAAAATATTGTAAATACTGAATATGCGATTATTTCTACTATCATTTTTTTCTCCTTTTTTTGAATCTACTAATTCTTCACAAAGAAAACAATGTTGAATATGAATAGCAGGGGAATCTCCAAACTCTTGATTACCACAACCATCACATATTATTTCAGGTTCGTATATCTGATTACTGCTTTCTTTTTGTATATGTTTTAAGTAACTAATTTTATTCTCCTTTATCTAACTAACTCTACAAGAATAGTGATTAATACTGAACTTGTCAATACTTTTTTCCAATCTTTTTTTTATACCAATGACATGGATTTGAAATAAATTATCATCGCACCAAGTTCTTCTTTTTGTGTCTGCCTGATAAGTAGTTCTTTAACCCATTCTTCTTTGGTTATATTCAAATATCTATCGGTATCTGCATGGCTCTTTAAATTATCCAATGCTTCTTCTGCTATTGATATCCTCTTGTTGAGAGTGTTTATTCTCTCTTGTATATAGGTTCTCGTTTCTGTGTTCATTTAACTCTCCATTTAATTAACATTACTTAGGATAATAATTATTAAAATCGGTCTTGTCAATCCTTTTTCTTATTCTTCTGATTCTTCTTATGCTTTAACTTTATATTAGTCTTTGTCTTTATCTTTTTCTTGCACCCTTATGGTAAGGGTTATGGTAAGACTTAGTTATCCACAAATATTAGATAGTTATCCACAATTTTAAGGGTTATTTATTTTAGATACAAAAAAGCCCAAATTAATGGGCTTCCTTGTTTATGGGGTGATTATATACCTTTCAGTATAAAAGTCTTGTATTTACTGGATTTGTTGCCTTAAAACCAGCTGTGTAGAAAACCGACCATCAGCAATCTCGGTAAATGTCATTGGTTTGTCTAATCGTACCCAATTAAAGTTAGAACCATCATACCAAACAAATTTCTTAGCTTCACCTTTGATTGCATCTTGCATAGTAATTAAATCAGATTTAAATGTGCTTGATATGTTTTGAAATGATATGGTAAATACTTCTTGTCCTGGATTTACATTAATGGCATAAGAAACTCCACCAAGACTAGTGTTGATTTCGTTGTTATAGTCAATAGTAGATTGAACATTAACATCAGGTTCTATTTCAAAAGTTAGTTTTTTACCAATGAGGATTTCTGAAATGTTTGTTTGTGCATCATTAAATTCTACACAAAACTTGGTTTTATCTGTTACTTCTGTAAATGTTTTGATTCTCCAAGATGCTACTGTGCTACCACTTCCAAAATCTACTCCACCAGTTAAATTAGTAATGTCTGTTCCAAATCGTATGGTATTTTCTGTACCATTTTGTACACCAATTCCACAATCTCCTGAAAATCTCATAGCTATTACATCTGCACTTGCAGCACTTCCTACTTGATAACATATTGCATCATTAGCTGTAACACCTGATATGGCATAACCGATATTTTGGTCTGCCACTCGTTCATGGCTTGTAAGACTATCTGATACTGTAAAAGTCGTACTTGCAAATGTACCTTCACTTACTGTGTTATCACTTCTATACATATTGATTGAATCATAAATAAAATATGATGCCATTTCTAAACCTCTCTACATTGTACTGAAACTTTCCCTACTTGTCGTTTCAGATTTGTTATTATAAATTTTTTCCCTGACCAAGTTTCGTTAAATAAATTTGTTGGCATACTGACAAAGGAGTCGAAGGTGTCTGATATTTCAGAAAAAGGACTCCCCAAATCTTGGAATAATATAGAACCGAAGTCTAAGAAATCGCCCACTTGTAACATTCCATACTTTTCAGGATTTACTAAGGTTGCACTAACAGTAGTTTTATAATCCCCAAATAGACTTTCTCTAAAGTTAATCCAACTGGAATTTCTTGAACCTACCACATCTGCTACACTATCATATAATAAATCAAGATTGATTTCTTGTTTCTGTATATCTGCATCACCAAAAATAGTAGTATGAGTTGATGCTGTATAAGTGTCTTGTAATAGATATTCATTTTCAGCAGGGTGTTTTTTGTAGTTTACAAGTAATCTTGTTTCTAAATCTTGTGCTGGGGTTATTCCAAGTTCATAATTAGATATATCATTTTGTGATAAATCTGCACTTGCATTTACACTATCTTCAATAGTAAAGTATCTTAATCCTGTTACCCCACTAATTGCAGTTTGTTGTGCTTGTGGACTAAACTCAAAAAAGAAACACCCTTCATATTGTAATTGTTCCATAATACTTTCCAAAGATTCTTTTTCATCTAAAGCAAGTCTTGTTTTCCAATGAGTAGATGTTGGACTTGTTGTAGTAGAATCTCTTAATTCTGCTACTGCTTTAAATCCTGAATTTTCAATATCAGTATCTCCAGTAAAGTCAGTTACATTAATTATGCTATGCAATAATTCTCTATGGATTGCTACTGGATTATTTAAATCACCAATAGTAGTTGCAGTTGTATGTTCTGTAAATCCAGGAGTTAATATATCTCTACCTAAATAAAGCTTATCTATCCCTGCATTAAATTCTTGTGATGCAATCGGTTCATTAGCTAAATCATTTTCTGCTGTAACAGTCATATAAACATTTTCTAATGATACATTCCAACTATTACAATCTACATCTCCATCTGCTGTATCCCATCTAAAACTTAAATACAATTCATCAGGTAAAGCATTTCCACTTAAAATGCTTGATATATCAACTGCACTATAACTTGCAGTTAAATCAATAGATGTTGTTCTATTGTAATTGCTTGATGTTCCAATGATTGCTATATGTTTGCTTGGAGTTGTGCTACCAAATCCACTATCTAATTCTGTTGCTAAATTTACAAATAATCCATCATCAACACCTGGACTTCCTGAACTATATGCCTGTGTAAGTGTTCCATCTAATCCTAAGGTTATGTTAGTAATTTTACCTGTAACCTGTGGCATTTTTAATTTTAAAGTAAATCCTCTTATATCTGCAAAATTAGTTGCATGGTTTACATCTACTTCTGTTGAAATTTCTCCATCAAAAGCATTAGAAATATCTCCTGTAACTGCAATAACTCCACTTCCACTACCTTCTTGTTTAGTAACTCCACCTGGTATTTCATCAGGTAGCATTTTAAATTGCCTTCTCATTAGCTTAGGAACTTTTAATACTTTAACACTATCTTCTGTTGCTATAGTAGTATCAGTATTAATTAATTCTAAGAATCGTTTTAATCCTTTGTCATAAAACTCTAATTTATCTGAACCACTTGTTCCTTCAGGCACAATGTACATAAAATTCGCACCATCATTTTTTAAAAAAGGACAAGCATAAACATCTGTTAAAGAAACAAAATTTGTATTGGCAGTATAGTCCCCATAAACCAAAGGGACTATCTTATTATTGTATTGAGGATTGTCTGCATTTACACTTCTGCCTTGTGGGATAGACACATTTTGAAATGGTCTATTAGATATGACATTCAATACAATCGTATTATTTCTATAACCAAAACTTGACACTTTACCACTAAAGATTTGTAAAGCATTATTTGCAGTATCATCTCCATCTACTTGAGATAATACATTGACATGACCATTGATGTATTCATTCCCTAATAATTCTAATAGAGTAGTTCCATCTAAATCAATATTGGCAATATTTAATGTAATATTACCAGTCTTGGTTGTAAACCCTTTTAAGTCCAATGAATAAGATATACTTGGCTTGTTTAGGATTGCAGGGTAATAGTTTATGCTATTATAAGTAGTAGCAGAAAAACTAAATGCTAAATCAGGAGTATTAGTTGTTAAGATACTCGAATTATTATTTTTAAATATTTGCACTAACCAATTTTCAGTCATGGTTGGTGATAGCTTTGATTCATAATTTGAATTAACAAAACTCATGTATATCTCCTAATTCTTTTAGTTGTTTTCTTAGAATAACTTGCAGATTGTTTACCTTTTTTAGTTGCTGCTCTTTTCTTTCTTGTTTCATAAGCATATTGTGATGAACTCATAGACTTAATTAGTCTTTCAGGTAAATATCGTTCACCAGTCTTTGATGACTTCTTTCCTGACTTAGTAGTCCATTTTTGTTTAGTCCATCTTGTTAAAGATTTAGCTGCTTTAGTTTTACCACCTCTATAACCACCACCTGCTTTTTTATAAGCATTAGCAAGAAGTTGAGATTTTCTTGCAGACCATTGTCCTGGTCTACCACCTTTATTACCTCTCATGATACGATTTTTAATTCGTTCTCTTAGTTTAGGTTTGGTATAATGTTTTGCCATTATCTAATAATCTCTTGCCTAATGTTATTTAATATTTCTTCTTCTCTAAATTTCATAGATAAGTCTGCTTCAAATCGTTTTACTTCTACTCCATATTCAAAAATGATAATGGTAGGTACTACTTTAATGTCCCATTCTTTTTGAATAACTGCACCTATTTCTTTATTAGAAATATCCACATATCCAGTATAGCAATTTTGCAATTTCTCTAATGGAATTTTGTTAGCCCAATTCCAAGAAGCATTTACCTCTATTACTGCACAGAACTCATTTTTCATTAATTGAATATCTTGAAAACTATCCAAAGATGCTGATTGTGAGTATAGCGATGAAGTAAATAATCCAAGCACCAATAGCCACATATTTATCAATTTTTTCATAATTCATATCCTATTTATTGTTCATATTCAGTAGGGTTTCATTAATACTTCTGGTATCTTCTTTAATGTCATCTACTTTATCTTCTAATTTCTCTACTTTTTCTTCAGTATTTAGAATAGAATTACGAATCATTTGGTCTTTTAAATCATATTCTGTTCTGCTAATTGGTGGTTCTGGTAATTGTTTTGCTTCCTCAATGTCAGCTTGTAAATTAAACCACAATCCGACCACCATAAATATTGTTACACTAATACTGATAAGTGTTTCAATACTAAAAGTTAATTTTGTGCCTTTTCCGATTTCCACTTTAATATCTCCTCAATTTAAGTTTTGGTTTTTTTAGTTTTTGTTTTATGCTCTGCTTTTTCATTCCAAAAAGTTTTTTAGGTATGTATGCAAAAGCTGTTGATTTTGTTACATTGCTCATAAGTTTAATTTCTCTGCTCTCCTTATAGCTGGGATAATATGGTCTACTACTGTTTCATCTACTAATGGTGCAGATATGTTTATTGTGATGTTATTTCCATTGCTTGTAGGGCTTGGTAATGGTGTTACATCAATTCGTTCCATACCACTTGCATTGTCTCCTACTACTACTCCATTGCCTATTGGTAAGGTAGTTCTGCCTTTTGTTATAAAACTACCACCAGTTGCAAAAGAGGAAAATAGTTGGTCAGTTACTTTACCAATCATTCCACCTGCCCCTGCAGCTACTGCAAGATTTAGTGGAAATGGTAATGCCTTCATAATACTTGAAATCAATCCTGCTTGTGCTTCAGCTACTTCTGCTTTAATTACTGACAATGCTGCATCTTTTGCATTCTGTCCTTGTAATATAGCTGCTTGTAAATTGTTTTGTATTCTTTCTTTGTGAAGTTGGTCATCAATGGTTTTTTGTGTTTTAGCTGACTTTTTCTTGTGTTCTAAAAAAGAATCTTCTTGCTCTTTCATAAAATCAAAAAAAGTTTCTGTTGCTTCCTCCATACCAGCAAATGCTAAATCTAATTCACCTGCCATATCTCCTTCTTCTCCAAATATAGAAAAAGTTGGTCTTTCACCTACAATACTATCTTGCAGTTGATTAAACTCTTTTTGCAATCTTATTTGTTCAGCAAGTTGTTCTATTTGTGTATCACTTGCATTAATTTGACTCTCTAAACTATCGATTACATTAGTTCTTAATTCAGTCAATCTTTTGTTTTCATCTCTTGTTCTTCTAAATCCTTTAGCTGCCAATTCATCTTTTTCTTTTTCAGCTTCTCCTAATTGAATTTGAAGTCTTGATTGATTATTTAATTCTTCAGAAATCTTGCTTGACATTTCTGTTACACTTCCAAGACCTTCAAGCTGTTCTCCTATGGCTTTTTGTCTTTGTAAGGCAACATCTCTTTCTAAATCTGCAATAGTTCTTAAGACATTTTCATCTTCTACACCAAGTTCTTTTAATTTCCTTAAAGTGGTTTCTATTGCTGTTTCATTTAATTCTTTAAAAGCATCTGTTAAATCATCAATACCTTCTTTTAAAAATTTTACAACATCTTTAATAGCAGGTGCTAATAAATCTCCAATACTATCTTGTAGTTGTGAAACACTATCTTGAAAATTAGAAACTAATCCACTAAATGTTTGTGCTAATAAATCAGTAGCCCCTGCAATATTACCTTCAGGGTCAGTTAATGTATCTGTTAAAGCTTTTCTAAATTGAGGTAATGTCATTTTTGACAAATCATCAAATCCAGTTTTCAGCTTAACTTGTGTTAAAACACCTCTATCCCTAAGTACATCTGCTGCACCTGCACCACCTGCAAATGCTCTACCAAATGCACCTGCAGCTTCAACAATGTCTGTTCCCATAAATGCTGCTAAATCAGCTACAGCTTTTAGTGTTTCTGTACTGTCTGCACCAAATGCTTCTAATTGTGCCCCTGCTTCTACAACATTAGCAAGTTGAAATGGTGTTGTTGCTGCTACCTTGTTAAAGAAATCAAAAGATTTTCTTCCTTCATCAACACTTCCTTTTAAAGCCACAAGTCTTGTTTCTAATGCTTCAAATTGTGCAGAAGTCTGTACTGATGACTTTACAACTGCTCCTAATGCTGCAGCACTTGCTAATCCTGCAAATGCTTTCATAGCTTTTCTTGCTGCTAAAGTTAATTTATTAGTGCTTTTTTCAGTTTTGTTTAAATCTTGTATCGCCTTATTAACTTCGGCTTTTACTAATAATCTTATTTTTTTATCTGCCATTTTGCTCACTCATATAAAGTTTAATTTGATTAATTTCAGTTCTTATAATATCAAATATTTCAATCTTGTTGGCATCAGCACTATCTAAATCTTTTGCTAATGGAATATTAAATTCTTTTACCCAATTATATTCTTTCAACAAGATATTATCTTCATCGTTTATAATCCATTTAGGATTCATAAATAATGGTAAATGAAAATAGAGATTTCTTCCAAGAGAGAACTTGCTTTCTTTCCACTTCTCTATTAACAATTCTATTTCTTCCCATACCTGTTCTATATTTTTATAAGTCTTGACTCTTTTTGTAACAGGACTTTGCCTTTTGTATGGAAACTCTAAAGTTATGTGTGGAAATCCTAATTGAGAAAACCACACATAACTACAAAGCCCTATGAGTCTTTTTTTTCAAGCCCCATATATTCAGTAAAGATTTGTTGTAGCAATAAATCTACTTGTGCCATTGATAGAGAATTGACCTCCTTTTCAGTTAGCCCTGAAAGTTCCTCAACACGATTAATTAATTTGAAATACTCGTCTTGATTTTCTTTATCATCTCTAAAAGCATTTAGACTTAATTGCCACAACTCTCTTTTCTGTTTATATGTAATGGAACTTATATCCCATTCCTTATCGAACATTTTAACCTTCATGTTTTACTCCTTATTTTACCAACTTGAATTGCTTATACCATCACTAAATTCAAACTTAAATGCTGTACCACTTGCTGCACCACTTGCAGTAGGTTGTACTACTTTAAATGGAATTGTAATAATAGCACCTGTGTCTGCATTTAAATCATAATTCACAGCAGTTGAATATACCTCTGCAGTAATATTCATTTCCCCTGCAGTTGATACTGTACCATCGCCTTGTTGTAAGGTTAATGTAGCAGAATCTCCATCTAAGAAGTCCTGTAATACATTGTTAGCACCATCATTGTAGTTTCCATCATACATAAATGATATTTCACCAGTTATGTTTACTGAAGGCACTCCAAAAGCATAAGCTTCTGCATCACCATTAGCATCTCTACCTACTCTTGCAACATTGTTTTCAAAAGTAAATGATACTGCTGTAACGATAGCATCAGTTGCTACACCATTAACATCAAATTGTTTTGTATCGAAATATGATTCAATTTGTGTTGGTGATGAACTCATTAGTGTTGGTTCTCCAGTATTAGCAGATAATGTTTGCCCAACTTTAAATCCTGTTGAACTTGCAAATCCTGAATAGAAAGTACCACTTAACAATAATCTACCATCAGTCATATCAAAATTCATTGTCAATGATTGTAAGGTAGCACTTGTGATTAGTTTATCTTCACCACTTCCTGCACCATATAACCCAATATCGAATAAACTTGGGATACCAGCACTTGAAGCACTTGCACTTGAACTTAAATCAGGTCTTGCAAGTGGATTGCTTGATGATGATTCTATTGTATGTACGAAGTTTGGTGAACTTCCTGATTCTACATGGTCTTGTAATACATTAGCCAACAATCTTGATAGTCCTGCTCTTTCTGCTGGTACTTCAAAATCAAGTGTTACAAATCCACCTTTTCTTGTTCTAAACTGGTCAAAGTCAGTTTCAATCATACCTGAATTATTGCTTCGTATCTCCCCTGATTCTACAAGATTGAGGACTGGGGCAGATACATTAATCACAGGTAGTAATTGATATGCTGTGTCAGTTGCTGCTGCTGTTTCAAAGGCAGTAGCATTTTTTTGCTTAATACCTATGGCATATTGGCTTTTACCATAGACTTTTGAACTTATAGCCATTATTTATTACTCCTCTTTTTTAACTTTTTTCTTTTTAGGTTTATTTTCTACTGGCTTGACTTGAACACCTAACGATTCAAATTCAGCCACATTTTCTTCACTTAATTCAACTGCTTTACCATCTAATAATTCTCTAATCTTTTGATTAGGTGTTTGTAGATATGATGGTTTCTGAAGTTGAAGTCCTTTTATATGTTTATATTTCATATTATGAAACTCCTTCATTTACATTACATTCTAAAGTCATTACAAATCTTTCTACTTCTGTATCTTCTTCATCTCGTTCATAGATAATATCGGTTACTTTGGCATTATACCAATCTGTTATATTTGTATCTCCCAAATCTCTATTATCAAAGAATATTCTTTTAACAAGTTCTGCAATATCAGTTAGTCGTTGTATATCTTTATCTCTTGTATAATCAGACCCTGAAATAATTTGAAAACTAATTAAGGTTTCATATTGTCTAATATGTGCATTACTTGCATAATCAATAAAAGTATCAGATAATGGTCTTAACAAGAAACTTTCTTGCCCTCTATGTTCGTCATAATATAAAGGTACACTTGGAATTGTTTGTTTAATAAGTTTTTGGATATTATCCAACACTCTATTCTTATAAATATTTTCAAATTCTACTCTTGCCATTATCCTTGTCCTCTACTTCTTTTTTTATAATATTTTGTACTTGCTTTTGTACCATACTTGGTTCGTTTACTCATACCTTGTCTTGTTTTCTTTTTACCATTTCTTCTGACAATGTTTATATTACTTTTTCTTGCCATAAACCCTCTTTTGTGATTTAGGTGGATTCTTTTTTCTACCACCTGCACTCCATAAGAATTTATCTGCCCAATATGCAGCACTTGATTTACCCTTAGCTATGTTTCGTCTATGTCTTGCTTTAAATGCTCGTCTTGCACCTGCAGAATAGTTATGTCCCATACCTTTAGCACCAAATCTAATTAATTTTAGCTTATGCCCTACTTCTGATAATACAACAGCTTTCTTGGTCTTATGGCTTGGTGTCATCTTAGGTCTATTGACTGCTTTTAAACCATATCTCTTTAAAAGTTTCTTTTTTCGTTGCAAGTGCATTATTTTTTACGACCTTTTTTCCCTTTTTTATGATAAGGCATTCTTATCTCCTTTTTAATTGGATTGTTTCTATTCCACCACCTGAAGTATGGTCTAATCCTGATACTTCTACTTCCCATTCATCATTAGCAGTATATACACCAGTTGAGAATCGTACATAAACTCCATGTCCTACTGGTTGGAAACTACCATCAATAACTTCTGCTTCTTGTACTTGATTGACTTTCAATCCTGAATCATCACCTACAAAAGTCTTGTAAGTTACTGTTGATGTACTACCTGCTGCAAAAGTACCACCTGTTTCAATAATGACTTTGATTCTATCAAATGATACTTGTGGATAGCCATAGGTATCTACAATAGCACCTGTAGTAGCACTATCAATCGATACTTCTTTGACTATTTTATCTCTACCATCTTCATCTTGGTCTAAACTAATGATACCTTTTCTGATTAAATCTAATAGTCCAGTTCCACCTTCTTGGTCGTATGCTTGAACTTGTAATCGTAGTCCATGCTGTTCATCATAAGGTAATATTGCCATAGATGCTGCAAGTAATGCAGTTGCTCTTACGATTACTTCAGGATAATCCCTACCTAAACTATCCCCAGTACCGACACCCTTGTTCTTGTAGATTGGTTTATTGATATAAGAACGAACAAAGTCGGAACTTCTCGATATAAACTCATTAAACAATGTTTTATTATCCCTACCAGCAGTCATAGTTACATCGTAGTTGGGATTGCTATTTGAACTTGGTTGGTAGTAAACAACATCTGCATCTTCATCAAAGTAGTATTTACCATCTGCATCTATGCTTGGTATATCTGCTACTAATGTTTGTTCAATGTCATTTTCATAAAGCATGGTAAATTTACCAACACTTCCAGCTTTCCAAATTTCACTATTCCCACTACCACTATGTGATACCCAATTTGTGATAGTTCTTTTCCTGTCGTAATCATATACAAATGGGGCTACCAGTTGTATATCATCTATTGTGCAATATGTATCAAGATATGTAGTCATTACTAAATTCTCCTATTAATTGAGGAACTTCTAATTTGTCTATTAAACGAAACATTTCAGGTAGGTAATATTCTTTTTCTCTATCTGATACAGTCTTTGCTTGTAATATAACAGATAGTTCTTTTAATCGTTTTATTGTTTCGCCTAAATCCATTAGTTCCCCTTTATAATCTTATTGTTCCAAGTTGTCATTCCATTATGTATGTCTAAGGTAATCAAGTTAAACCACCCATCAGTAAAGAAGTCTACAATTCCTACATTGTGAGTCCAATTTACTTTCCTACCTTTTAAAAAGTCTTTCTTCATCTTACACAAGCACCCCATACTTTGTGCTATATGTATGCCTGAAATGTGTTGCATTACACTTCGTTGGCAATCGTGGGTATGCCCATAAATCACATTACACCCAAGATTCTGTACTGTACTTCTTGCATGATTGACACTTCCATAATGCCCACCATGATAAGCATATAGCTTACTATTCTCTACTTTAAAGAGTTCTCCATAAGGATACCACTCATAACCCCTTTCTTCTATTTTAAATAGATTCTCTGGCTTATATTGTTCCAAATATGGATTCTCATCAACAAATTGATTATACCAGGCATCGTGGTTTCCCATAGCCAGATATTTCTTTTTACACCCTACTTTTTTGAGTGCTTTATCAATTCTATCCATGTGATAATTGACTTCATCTGCTTCTTTATCAATTAAGGGAAGTTGATATTCCAATGGTGGTCGCTTTCTTCGTTGCCATCTCCAATGTGATACATATTCCCCTTCTGCAAAATCACCTAAGTTGATAAATACATCAGGTTTTACTTTTTCAATTACCTTTAAAGCACAGCTAAATGCCTTTTCATCATGTAAAGGGAAGTGCATATCACCAAATATAATCCCTGTACTCTTAATTTTTTTCATATAGTCGTTGCCCTTCTAAACCACCCATAGTAGAATCGTTCTTGGTCAGGTTCTTCGGCTACTAATCTACCATAGAATAAGCAGCGATAAGCTTGTAATCGTCTTTTTGAGATTCTCCCTGCATTCTCTATGGTTATTTCACCAATGACTCCATCTTCTTCAATTTTATTCATTTTTCTACTATTAATGGCTTGTTGTAGTATTTTGACAGCTTGTCTTTGTCCCATATTGACACACATATCGAAATAGGTGGATTTCAAGTCATTTGGTAAGAAATCTGCTTTACTTGGCTTCCAGTAGTTGTTGTAATAGATATTAATTGCATCGCTTTTAGTAAGATTCTTAATATCTATATCTGGATACCATCGTTTAGCAATACCAAACTTGGTTTCTCCACCTTTATCGTAGGGGTCATTTACATAACCCCCTTCATGCTCTAAGACACTATCAATGATTTGTTCAAAGGTAATCATGCTGACTTCTTGACCTTCTCGTAACTCCTCAATCCACCAAGTCCCAA